GCGCAAAAGTGGTACTTTTGGCACAGTTTATCTGTGTGTTTTATAACTTGTTTTCATAACCTAACGGAAACAGAATTTCTAAGCCTCCTTCTTTCTCGAGCCATGGCTGACACCAGCTCGAACATCCCTTCCTCCGTCACTCCCAACGACTCTGTGTCGAACTCCGGGAAACGTAAGTCTAAGCCTGGTAAGGCTGAACGTCTTGCGCGCCGGTCTGCAGTTGGTTCTCAACCAGGTCAGGCAGCTTCCGCTTCGAAAGCGGCGATGTTCTCCTCCGGGTCTATGGCCCCTAAACCTCAGCCAGGTAAATACCCTGTCGTCTTTCAGACGGGTGCTGGCGAGCCATCCCGTGACCAACAGTTCGCAATCAGTGGTCCCACCATCTCCAAGACCCTGGAGGGCTTCCCTGAAAGGTTCTCTTTCAGTGAGAAGTTCACAGAGTTCAAGGCCAACTCTGGCTTTGATGATGAGGACTTTGAATTGGACATTGTCGTGTCTACACTCCTGCGTTTGTCCCAGCAGGTCGTGCACTCGCACGTGAACATGGGACTACCTCAAGGCGATTTTGCCCCTGTTGCGTCAACTGAAGTCCGTGTACCGGGTTCAGTGGCAGCATTTGTCGAACAATTCGGCGAGCATAGTGTTCCAGCTATTGGAACGAGATTCCTGTTCAAGGATTATCGTCAAACTGTCTCCCGATTGGTTTGGGCAGCTGAACAAGCTGCCGTCGGCAAGTGGAAGGAGCCACTCGAGCGTCTTTGGCTGCCAATGTCCAGTTCTGACGGACATACAAAGTTAGAGATAGCTCATCGTCTCAACGCATTCTTAGAGAATGCGGAAGTACAGATACCGTACTCCATATTGGAAGATGGAGTTCTTTCCGGGACTGTGCCGGATGCCTGGAATGGTATCAAAGGTTTCCTCGGTGACCCACCGACTCCAGGGGGCGTTGACAGACGTGACAGGTTTGACTTCCTGTTTAAATCGTACAACGATGCCCCACAGCTGGCAGTGGCATTCACTACCGCGGCGGCGACCGCTGTGTTGGGGGAACTGAGACTTCCGTGGAGTGCACCATCCGCTGGACATCTCAACTGGTCGTTCAACGCTAGAGAAGCGTTCACCCGTCTCTCGGATAATTGGGCTCGAAAGAGCACGACGTATGCAAAGTTCTTCGAGCTATCGTCGTCACTGTCTAACAGGACGGCAGCTACTGGTTCTCAGTCGCAGATGGCTCTTGTCAGTGAATCTGACGGAATAACAGTCGTGAAGACAGCGTTGGCGCTGTCTCCACCGGAGTTTTCTCTGGTGGCTTGCTTTCCAGCATCTTGCCTGTATTCCGGCGAGTTGGTCAGGCGTGTTGTGGTTACAACACCACTCTCTGTTCGACAGAGAGCAACTGAGTTCGTTCAGATGGATTGGCGGGCGTAGTTAACCCAAAAACCATCTACTTACTCGGCAGTACGTCGACCGTGACATCTGGTGGAGTTTATCTCTTCAGTCAAGCGTTACAAACACCTGTTTATCAGGGAGTCCTGTTCATCAGGCACTCATTCTTTTAAAGAGTGGGTAACTTCTTCCGTTACACGAAGGAGTGAACCATAAAACTCC